TTAAATATAACTATGTATTTCTATCTTTTTTTCACTCTGTAGAATTTTCAGAGCATCCTGAAATCCCGCTTGATAAATTCCTTTAAAATCATTTAATTGTTCTTCAGTAATATTTTCGGTGTTCTTAATATATTGTTCACAACGTTTCATTATAAAGCTATCAAACTGTTTATCCACTTATTTTTATCCTCCTAAGATTTAAATAATAAATTTCATCCAAAAGAGGGTATCACTTTTGTGTATATAATTTAGTTTATCGTATTAAACTAATTTGGTTGAATATTGACAACCAAATTAAAATGCTATAGTATTATCAATATAGACATACAAAGTCAACACTATATGTATAGTGATACCCTCTTTAGGGGTACTGCGGTTATAAAAGAGAACCTGATCTAATCTTGCCGGAATAGGAAGGCTCTCTTTTATTTTGTTCATTTTTAATTACATTCAATTGACAACACCTCCATTCATATTTAATATTACCAGATGCTTTAGCAATGTCTAAACAAATCACATTACAAAATAGATATTAAGCATCCTTTGATACTATTTAAAAAAACATTTGCATTGAACAAACTATTCTTCAGCGGAATGTTTTGTTCTAAACCTATTATATACCACTTATTGGCTTCTGCCAATATAATACCATATATTTTTTAAAAAGCGTATGGTACCAAGTGGTTGATTTTCATATTTATACTTGATGTACCTATTTCATATAACTAGCTTATAGTATTGTGCCTTGTTGCTTCTGATTTCATCAGCATTATTAACTAATAGTCAACAATACTCATAGTAACCATGCAATATATGAATATCGAACATATGTTCTATTATGAGTATAATACTGTTTCCTATGTTTTTCAATACCTATTATCAACATAATACATCTGTTCAATGGTTAAATCAAAGGCAACCTATCGACATTATTCTACATAATTTTATAGGCGAACACTAGAATACTTTATTTCGATTACAGTATTGTATTATTTTGTAATTTAATGTATAATTTTTGTAACACATCTTATTTCACATCTTAAAAAATATTTAAAATTTATAAGACTAGGACAAAAGGCGAGCTTCGGCTCGTTTTTTGTTTGTATTCCATTTCAGGCTTATACGAAGTAGATAAGTTTGATATATTATAAAGAAATTATATCCATCACTTACATTTATTGATATAATCTAATTGAATGTGGCACATCCTGAATAAATGAGGAGTGCATAACATGACTATTTTAACTTTAATTCTGGCAGTGGTTGTAGGTTTTAATGAGATTGGCATATACATATGCCAAAAAAGAAATATAGATGATGATTTATTCAGAATAATAAAACTTTGTGTTATTTTTATGACATTAGGTTGTAATTTTGCAGCATTTATTCTTAGTTAAAAATTTTTAAGAGGCTGTACGATTGCTTCTGTTTTGTCCCAAGCAGAAGTGGTCTTTACACAAATATCAGGTAATGTGCTACTGTACAGACTCTTTTTACAAGAAAAGAAGCACCATTTAAGGTGCCTCTTTTTCTTTGCTTTTATACCAGTTGTCCCTACTGATATCCTTTAGCCATAATGACTATTACCCTAGATGATCACAATATCCTTTTTAATACTGCGACATTAGCGAAACCAGACTTAATCCGGTAAGCTGATTTCATTTTTGATCACTCCCTTTCGTATTTACGCTTTTTGTTCGATATCCGAAAGAGGGCAATAACACTTTGACTAATAACTTTATCCTAGCAATATAATTATACACCAATAATTGGTAATAATATAGTTCTATATAATTTCTTCCAACATTTATTTAAAACTTTTGTTGTCATGATTAATATTACTTTATATTCTTAAGAAGCTTTGGCTAATATTTAGCATGATTATTTATTCCGTCTTATTAAAAATATAAGCAGATTGCGTTATTTATGGTATATGATATGATTATCTCATACAGATTTTTCTAATATATGTTAAAATCAGGGTAAGGAGTTGATATTTTGAGCAAGAATGCTATGAATTATATTTATATTTGCCCATTTTGCGGCAATGTAAATAAGTATCCTGAAAATTGCAAACATCAAATTTGTTTATGCGGTAATTTGATGCAGATAGAACATTCATATCCGAATTTACAAGCAGTTGACTCAATTCGTACAGTACAATATATGTTCGATGCGTGTAAAAATATAGATAAAAATAATAGGTTAGCAATACAAAATTTTTTGAAACAACCTAAAGTTGGCGTTAATATTTTAGATGAAGATTTAATTAAATACATCTCGCTCTATGAGGCAGTTAGATCAAAATATCGTGATAATTTTGTTGATGATTTTATTAATATAGATGATGAATTTGAAAAAAAGATGTTGGATAAATATAATGTTGATTTCAGTGTGATTGATTCATTTATAGCCTCTTCAAGGTTATTTCTAAGAAACTATTTTAGAAAATCTTTCATTATAATGTTAGCAACAAGTATTGAATTGCTTTTTAATGATTATTTCGGTTCATTGGTTTTATCTAAATTAGGTAACAATGGGGGAGAAGTATTTTTATCTAGCTATGAATATGCTAGCATTAAAGATTGTATTGAGGTATGTAGTGCCTTTACAGATAAGCCTATTGATTACATAATGAATAGCTTAAGTCTAGGTTTTTTTGACAGGTGGAGTACCTTAAGAAATGAGAGAAATTCTATCATTCATAGTAATAATAGATATATATCAAGCAAAAGAATAAACGATGCATATAAACTAATTGAAGAAAGTATTCTAGTTTTTTCAAATTTGAAGAGTTTAATATATAAGCAAAATAAAACCAACAAAACAATACTATGAGAATTTTGGGTAATTTATGTAGTAGCCCCCAGAGAACGTTTCATTTTCTGTGTTTGATTAACCATAACCACTTTTGGGGATAGTATCAAAAAACACAAATCCATCAAGGCTATATATAACGGAAATAATCCGGCCTTGACAAATTTGTGTTTTTTAATTCATAGGTTATCAAGTGGTTTATGTCAAATTATTGGTAACCATATTTACACAAAATCTTAAACGCACCCAGCCCCAGGATTCCCCCCTGAGGGCTATAGTCTACTTCATACCTGGAGGCTTTATTGAATTATTTACAATGCCATCGTCCAGACTGTCCTTTATCTTATCAAACCATTCCTGAAGCTTTTTTTCAAGCAAGCTTTGTGTAATAAAAAGCCTTAGCCATGGGGGTATTATCATGTACAGCTGTGTCATAACCTGTTCAAATCTCTCCCGTCCTTTTTTTGTGCCTGTGATGGTTGTTTCTGCTTGCCTTATCAGTTTATAAGCAATTTCCCTAAGTTTTCTCCAGCGTTGTTTTACGATTAAATAGGCTATATATATTATACATGCAATCAAAATGATAATAGTAACCAAGTTATTTAATAAAAACTCTCTCATAATAAATTCTCCTTTATTTTTTAAGTTTCTTTGCTATCTTTATAAATAGTGCGGGTAGGCTTGATGCGGACTTTTTTGCTTTATCTTCTGGCAGTTTTGGCAGCCAATACTCATATGGTGATCCAACCTCTTCACATATGATTTTCAATGCTTCATTGTAAGTCATTTCAGGTTCAATGTACTGTATGTACGGGCATTTTAGCCAATGTGTCCATGGCGTAGAACCTTTGAGCGGTGTTTTTATTACGCCTGCTTTTGTCCCATGAGCTTCAATAACCTGTCCCCCGCCGATATAGACTCCAATGTGTCCCTTGTGCCAGACACATATACCCGGTATATCAGGAATAGTGTTTAATAACCCTTTTTCTTTTGCAGCCGTGTACATACCGTCAGCGTTTACATCATACTTACTTGTGTAAACTGGATTGCTTTTTCCTGAATCCCACCACAGATATGATTTAATGAGGTTAACGCAGTCCGCTGTACGCCGCCCAATGTAATGCCCTTTAATAAAATCCAGATACCTCCCTACATCATCCCCGCATTGTTTCAGTTTTGCTTGTAAAATTGATTCTGTTAGTACTTGCCCGTAAGTTCCTCGGACATACCCCCATTTCTCATTTAATGCCTTTTTGACATGTTCGACCAATCCTATGTTTGTTAACATGTGTTATCCCTCCTATTTTCCCGTAAATTTTAAAACCCCTACTATAGCACCGATAACGGTTATTGCTGTAGTAAGGGTTTTTATAAGCTCCAATACGATCGGCGACCAAGCTTTATTGTCGCTCTCGTTTCTTTTTTTAATATCTGCCTTTATCTCTGTCAAATCCTCCTTAATAGCTTTAACGTATACTTTTGTTTCAGAATGATTTTGCTCCAGCGTTCTGATCCGTTCCTCGTTGAGGCAGCGGTACCCGCATTCTCCTGTCATAAGTAGTCCTCCCTTGATGTATTCGGTAAATTATGTTGTACCTTGCATATTTAATAAGCAGTCAACCGCATTTGACACCTGTTCAATCTTAGCTCTTAATTCTGCGTTCTCGGCCTGCAGTTGTTCAATCGCTGTTTGTTCGGCCTCGAGTTTAACTCCGTTTCTATAAAAAAAACCATCCCTATAGATATCTCCTATACCAACAGGCACAGTACCACAAACGATAAGACCATTAGCATAAGCAAAACTCTGGTCTGCTATTACAATGTTTTCGACTGTAGTTCCATCTTGTGCTAGCACTGCACATCTTAAAGCTTCCATGATAAAACCTCCTTAATTATGTTGGATATCCCCATCTAACAATTACTATACCGGATCCACCTGTTCCTCCAGTTCCTCTATTACTACTTCCATAACCACCTCCACCACCTCCTCCACCATATCCACCACCACCGTTACCTCCGGCACATCCCATGACTCCTACACTACCCATTTGTCCAGCACTTCCAGACCCAGCTGTAAAAGATGATATCCCGGGGTCTCCAGACGCTCCTACACCAGTTGAAGTATTACCTCCTGCACCTCCAGCACCACCCCCTGCATGTATCCTACCCCAAAAATCTGTAGTAGGTGTACCTTGTCCTGTACCATTGGATCCGGCTCCGGAAGAACCAGTATTATAATAAGGAGGAGTACCGTTGCCGCCATTAGAACCAGCCACACCACCACTAGACCAAGCACTAGTAGATAATATCATACCTCCCCCACCAGCACTTCCCCCATTTGCTCCATTACTGCTTGTTGCTCCGTTTCCACCAGCAGCGGGGGTTAATCCTGTATAGGTGCTAGAACCTCCAGAAGACCCCGCTGTTCCTCCTGAACCCACATAAATAGTTACGGGAGTAGTAGGAGACACTCCATAATAAATTTTGGTATACCCACTTGCTCCCCCACCGCCCCCTACATATGAACTTCCAGAACTACTACCGCCACCACCAGCACCAACCAGAAACACATCTAATTTTGCAGGTAACCGCCCTTCAAAAGAAAGCGTACCCGAGGAAGTGCATTCTATATAGCCTCTTGAAGCACTTTCTGTTACAATTTTGCAAGAGCCTGTATAGTTAACTTTGATAGGTGTACCTTGTACTTTTTCGCCCTTTGGTCTGATAAAACTTTCACCAAAGCTTCTACTCATTTAGTAATCCCCTCCCATAAAGGTTACAGAATAACCTGATGCCACAGTAGTGCCTAAGGATACATATATTTTTTCTCCACTTTTTAATGCAGGAGGCAATACTCCATTACCATCGTTGGCATAGTTGATTGGTAATAGTACAGTGTCCACTCCTGTGATAGCAGCTGTCTGAGCCGTTGAAGCTGCTAATGCCACCTCATGGATTAGTTTAAAATTAACCTCTGCTGTGCCTTGTCCATCATTCCAATAAATTCTTAATACTGAAGCAACATTAGTTCCAAGGGCTCTTATCTTAATGGCATCCACTCTTGTACCATTAGTACCTCCAGTAGCTAAAACCATCCCATTTGTTACAGGAGCTTTTATATTTGTATCAGCAGTTTGTATATATACACCTGATATATTAGGACTTGCAGGATAAATTGGTATCGTATTTGCTGGCATTATAAAGCACCTCCTATGTTTTTATATGCATATAATATAGAAGATACATGAGACGTACCTCCAATATAGTTATTAAACTCTGACTTATCCAACTTATTATTTAAACCGTGAGCATCAGTGCTATTATTAATGTGTTGTTCTAGGCTAGTTTCTTTTGCATAGTAACCAGGTAACTGTCCCCCGAGTTTATCTGCATTACCCGAATTAAGGGCGTTATTGGCGGTATTTGCAGTATCTATTATGCCGTCGTCATCCTGATCTATATCAGCCCACAACACATCACCAGCACCCGTACCATCTTGTCCCTTAGGTATTGCAAAGTCAAATACAGGTGACTCATTAGGGCTTCCGGCTTGTCTTGTCACAGTAACCAGTTTACCCGGTTGTAAGGTTGTAACTGTACCTACTGTTATGTTTGGTACCGTCCCGGCATCTCCTTTGTCACCTTTCTTTCCAACTAGTTTCCAATGCTCGTTTTCTTCTACGGGATATGTAGGTGGAGTAAAACCCTGCGATTCCAATATAGTACCGTCAGGGTTTTCTTTAAGCATATATGAGCAACCATCTATAGATACTATGTTGTTTGTGTGATACACAAAATCAGGGTCGTATTGTCCGTAGTGTTTAGTGTTGGAGTACCTTAGTTGTCGGTCTACTTCGTTTACTTCTCTATCTGTCTCGGCTGTTTCACGGTCAGATTCGGAGTTAAGCACTCCTGTTATGTCAGTTTCTACTTCTGAGAATCCTATATTTATCTTGTCGTAATCATCCTTTATTTTGTTTTCCCCGTAGAGATTACAGTACTTGTTTATCGCCATTCTGTCCCCCACCCCTGCCACCAAGAAGGTTAAGTCTTGCAACCATATCGTCAATTTCTTTTATTGATTCATCTATAGCCTTAGACTGTTTTTGCAGCTCTGTAACTTGATTTGACAACTGTGTCTGCCTGTTAAGCAACTGTATCTTTTGTGCTTGTAATTCCGCTTTATTAAGCTGTTTTTGCGTTGTCTCGACTATTGTCACGACACCTCCCTCTTCTATCTTGTAGTTTCTGTCTAAAATTCTTTGTGTAGCCATGGTTTCTTCATCCTTTCTGTTTAATGTTTACAAATAACTCGGTAATGGAATATAATGCAATTAATAAGTAAATAATTTCCCATGAGTAATAATTTCTCAAAGGAGGTCATATAATGAAAAAATTTTTTGCCGGATTGATCACCGGAATAATTGTTGCAATATCTTTTACAGCTTTTGCAGCAGTTCAATTAAAAGTAGTCCCAAATCCATACCCGGTGTATATAAATAATGTAAAATCAGATGTTAGTGGATATAATATCAATGGTTCGACTTATCTTAAGACCACCGATTTTAAGTCGGCTGGACTTGACGTAAAGTATAATAAGAACAAAAAGCAAATCGAAGTAAAATCTACTACTACAGGATTAACAAATAACAATTCAGGCACAACTGGAAACAATCAAAACCCTGTATTCCTTTATGAGGGTGACGCAAAAGATACAACGTATAGAGGATATAAAGCAATATTGTATAATGGAGATACATTTATTAATGCAGTTGAATTCTTAAAAAAATTAAAAATGACTATTAAATATAATACTAAGCAAGATTCCTATCAATTTTATAAAAATGAAGTTAAAATATTAGAAACACTAAATTCAACCTCGGAATATTATATCGTTTATGAAAATCGCCCTTATTTTAATGTGAAGTTTTTAGGGGAATACCTAGAGGGATAGTCCTCTAGGTATTAATACATATCATGCCAATGCGAGAATCCACCACTTTCAACGAATGTCACATACCCAGTTATATTGTTGCTTGTATCTACAACGGCAAGCCTTGTGCCAGAAGGAATACCATGATTATGATTCTGTTGCACAAATGGTTCTGTACTTAATCCCCACACGCTTGCACTACTAAAATCCACCGAATAGAATTTACAGTCATGGTTGAATTTTACCTCTCCATTTACTTCTATGAAATCATTTCCGTTCATGCCAATGTCAACCCAATTTGAGCCACCAGTTATATTTACTCCGTTATAAGAATCTAAAAGCAAAGCCCCGTTTATGTCTAATGACAACCCGCTCCAGGAAGAACTTGAAGCATCATTGTAAAAATTGAGTGATTTAGGCATAAGTGAGTTGGGGTTACCAATATTAACTTCATCATTTAAGTTTGCCACTCCTCCATTGATTTGATGAGCATAAATACTTCCTGTGTACATTCCGAATGCATCAATGTGCGTTGCATATCCGCTATCTTCCCACGCAGACACTGCTCCGGCATTAGAGCCTATGACTTTGCTCCACGATATTGTTGCATTTGGCCCCATAGTTACGTTGTTTCCTACTATTAAATCTTCTATCTGTGCGACCGATATTTTCGCATTTGTTGTGTCAATGTTCTCTGCCAATACTGTTCCGTCGAAGCGTCCGTCTACCGCTTCAAGAGTGCCGTTTATACGATACTTGCCAGTGAGGTAATCAAAGTATATACCGCTGTCACTTGATGCCCCTAGCTCGATTTTGTCGCCGTTAAAAATTGCGGAACTCCCAGAGGTACTGTCTACCTTTATTCCAACGTCCTGGTTGATTGTTACGCCATAGTAGTTCTTAGTTTCTTTTACAGCCTCTTTGTCTAACTGGTCAACCTTGCGAGTTAGTGGTCCTTTAAACTTTGTCTCACTCTGCTGTGCGGATGCTGCCGAAGCTGAGGACGAAGCTTTTAGGCCACCTTTATATGATATAGTGTTTTTCATTAACACTGTGTTAAAAGTCGGCAAATCCCTCCAAGGGAAATCTGCATCCTGCCATGGCATTGTTGCCTCAAGCCAACTTAATGTCTGGAACTGCTCTATGTCTATTGTGTCTCCTACTTCTAACCAAGGATAACAAAACCACTCCATACTGTAAGGAACATACCTGAACCCGTTCAGAGTGGCATACATATCATTAAGTATGTTCTGGTTTATGTATGGGTTATTAATGGTTAATGTCTTGCTTTCGTCACCTTCACCAGCTTCTAATTGCGATGTATCCCCATTGTCATTTTGATGTACAACGATTCTGGTTATCGTTTTAGCCGGGTTTGTTACCGGGGCTTTAATGTAGTTAGATGCCGTTACTTTCTCGACCGTTTGGCTGCTTTTATTAAACTTGATTAAACCCATTGTTCCATCTTTCATGATTTTTGCACTAGCGACATGTGCTGAAGCTATAAGCCCCGTAACCTCCCTTATTTTATATCCAGAGGGGGCTACCCGGAACATATATTCCGGGTTTAAATTTGCTGACGATTCAACACCAAGTATTCCGCAGCACTCGTCCCAAACGGCCTGATAACTTGCAGGATAAGTAAGGCTTGATGTAAAATTTTGCTCGCCGTATATCATCCTGTCAAAGCAGGTAAGTTTCCAGACCTTCTGCTCGATAATTCGTGAGTCAATGAAGTATTCCCCCAACTTAAACCACTCGGATTCACCTTCATTGCCTAAAAACCTTATATATGGGATGATTTTTGCATTTACAGGTATAGTCTCCACCGTTCGTAAGTATAGATTAAGCTTCGACGCTGTGGCAGTGCCAATAGAAAAATCACCAGATGGAGCAATGTCATCCTCAATAGTAAATTCAACAACGGCACTTGAAGTAAGCGTCAAGTCGTCTATTAGAACCTTTGCATCTAAGGTCCTATCATAATTTCTTGCATATTTTTTAAATAAATCTGATACCTGATACATATTACTACCTCTCAGTTAGAGTAAATTTTAGGCCTTTCCAGTATAATTTCCCTTTCTGTTCTACCGCAGCTTGGCATGGCCTATTGTTTACGTAGAACGTTTTTGTCACATATTTACCCTCCATCGGATCTGGATAGTAGACCTCAAAGTATGGATTGCTCATAGATTGTAATAGAGTAGCCATTACCGGCCACTCTATTAATCCAAAGCTCATATCAATTTGTCGTTTTACCGCTATTCTATCCCTATGCAGAGTAGCATCCGCTGCTCTATTAGTTGTTTCAGCATTATCAACATCAAGAGGAGTGACAGTAAACTCCGTAGGATATGCAGCAATCTCAATACCATTAATTTTTAATTGCATTTACTATCACTCCTTATACCTCGAATAGGGTATAGCCTGATTGCCTATTGGCTACATTTGCAGTTCTTATCACGGCCTTGCCGAATTCAGTTTCCCCTACTTTCATAATTACAGGTGTTTGCAAGTTTCGGATAAGTTCCATTAGCTCATTTATAGCAGCAACAACTTCCTGATTACCTCCGTTTAACATACCCTGCAGCTTTGACAAAGGACTAACTACCTCTGGGTCTGCTTGAGCGTTACGGTTATCTCCGACCATGGCCAGTGTTGGAGCTGATACCAACCCCCCGTTTGCAAGCTTAGGGATTTTGGGTATATTTATGCCAAAGGATTTGCCCCCACCTATAGGTGACCAATCAGGAATTTTTATCTGAATATTATTTAAGGCTCCAATCATGAAGTTAAATGCATCAACAATTAGGTTTATAGCTCCCTTAAAAATACCAACAATACTGTCGAATATTCCTTTAAAGAAATCTTTTATACCTGTCCAGGCTCTCTTCCAGTCACCAGTGAATACTCCTGCAATAAAGTCTACCAATCCACCAAGAGATTTTATCAACCCCTTAATGACATCAACAATAGTTCCGACCACCGTACCGATTACATTAACAATACCGTTGAAAATATTAGACCAAGTAGGGCCGAGAACTTTTATCAGCATATTTACCAGTGGGGTAATAAACTTGTTGGTGATATCAAGTACGGCGGTAACCAATTTTCCAACGAAGTCTGTAATCTCTTTTATCAGTCCCTTTAAATGCTTGCTCCATAGCCAGCTGATAGTTTCGCAAATGTTTTGCCAAATTGGTTGTAAAAAGTTCTGCCACAGATTTGTCATAACACTTTTTATAGAACCAACCAGTCCGTTAAGCCCTTCAAATATTTTGCCTCCCCAGTCATCCCAGAAGCCTTTTATAATGTTCAACGTATCGAGTATCATCCCTGATACAACTCTCAGGCCCGGAGCGACTCCCTGATCCCATAACATATCGAAGATCTGTTTTGTACTGTCGAACATATTCTGAAACAGATTACCCCACTGTGTTGTAAACTGAGATATCATTGGTAATCCGTCGGTTACAAACCATGATACAATCGGAAAAGCTACTTCTTTTATAGTGTTGAACACTTTTAGCCCAGTATCAAGCAACCCCGCTAAGACATTGCCTGTTACTCTAATACCCGTCTGTATCTGTGTTGTAAAATCTCCTACAAACCATTGTTTCAGAGGCTCTCCAAGTGTTTGAAATTGGGAAAAAGCATCAGCAATAGCAGTTTTCCAGCCTTGTAACGGTACCGATATAGCAGAAATAGCTTGAGCTATTGGAGGGCCAAAGTTCGCAACAAAATATCCAGCCACCTGACTTGCAATTGACTTAATATTATTAAGTATGTCTTGTAGGGGTTTGAGCTTACTAGGGTCAATCCCAATGTCTATATTGCCCCCACCAAGATTCATATCCCCCATGCCGCCCATATCTGCAAGACCTCCGGCGGCAGAGCCAGCATCGTCCATTGAATCAGCCGCAGACATGGCTAATGTGTTTAACTGGTCAAAGCCACCCAATGCTCCTTTAACATCTTTCCCAGCTTTTTTGACCTCTTTCCCTGCTCCTCCGGCGGCTGTTCCCATATCAGATGTAGCTGATGCCGCATTGTTTGCCGCACCGCTTACTGAACCTCCTGAAGCATCCCCAAATAATAGAGCGGTAAAAGCTTTAAAGTACTGAGCTGCAATCTGCAATTTTGAAATAAGGAAGTTAAGTCCCCGGACTATAGGTGCAAGGATATTAATAAAACCTGCACCCATGCTGCCTTTAAATATATTCCACTGCTCTCCAAGCAGTTTTATCTGATTTGCCCATGAACCAGATGTCCTTGCAAAATCTCCTTGGGAATCCTTTGTAACCGAAAGCAGGTAGTTATACCGTAATAAGGTTTGTTGAGCTTGATTCATTTCTGAATACTGTTTTTTGATACCTTGAGTTAATGCATAAGCCTCCATGTTTGCAACCGACATATTAACGCCTAATTGCTTCAAGGGTTCTGTTTCTCCTGAAATACCCGAGCGGATTTTCTCGAACGCCTCATCGTTTGACAAATTATAAAAGGATGCCATATCAGCTGATAGTTCCGTCAGCTTCTTTGACATCCCCTCCATTTGCACCCCTGCAAGACCTGAGCTTTTCATCATGGCACCAAGAGTGGAAGAGTATTTCTTTGCAGACAATTCCGATAGGCCAAATCCAGACAACATATTTTTAGACCAGGCATTTATATCTGCCGCCATGGATCCGAACGTAACATCTACAACGTTTTGCACCTCTGTGAGGTTCGATGCAAGCTCCATGGACTTTTTACTAAAATCGATAAGTTTGTCTACAGCAAAGGCTGCAGCGACTATTCCACCAAGCTTTTTGAATGTACCCCCCACCATATTTGTGGCGTTACCGGCAATGCCGCTTAATTGCTTGTTAAAGCCGTCATAGTTTACTCCAAGGTCTAAAGCTATTTGGCCTACACTTCCATTAGACATTGCCGCCACCCCCAAACATCCGGGCAAATTCCATTTCTAAGTCCTTCATCTTTTGATCGAGAACATTAGGATTATCAAGCTGTTTGTTTGCCCTTTTTAACCGCCAATCGTTATATATTTTTCGCTGTGAAGGTGTAAAGTTTTTTATAACCTTCCTGTCTTTTTCTGACCTGATAGTTACGATGTTTCCAAGTGGAGTATCTGGCATCAATCCGGCTACAAGTGTACAAAATTCATCCCAAGGCATATCTGTATGTTGTCGTATACGTATTCCGTATTGAGTCGCAAGGCTGGCTTCTATCAGTGCCCAATCTTCTCTTATATCATAAAAAGATTCTTCGTTATTACTTCTTTTGAAATCGGGCAGCCGCTTCCTCATATTCCATATCCTGCATAGCAGCAATTACGGCAGTAGCCAACACTTTAAAACTTTGAATAGTCATTTTTTCTACACTAAGTTCCTTTGCAGCTTTAGAGCCTAAAGCTAGGGATATGGCCTCTACCATTGCGGAAGAGGTTCCTATATTGGCAAGCTCCTCAAATTTCAATACGTTTGTGATAGTATCATCAACCGAATATGTTTTGTCCCCAATTTGTATTGAAGGCTTTTCCTTACTCAATTTATCTGTAATATTAATAACTTTTGACATTTTCTAAATCTCCTCTCAAAAAATAACACCGACTACAATCAAGTAGCCGGTGCTGGTGTGAATGTTGGAAGTCCGTCACTCAAGACTTCAAACTCCAGTGTATCAATATTGGTGCTGTCCCCGCCCGCAGGTGTTGTAAGGTTAATAACACAATCCATTGTTAACTTTGCACCTGACGGCATCTCCCATTCAAACTTGCTTTCGACATCCTGTCCAGTACCTAAAAGCAGACCACCGATGTAATCGTTCCCCGGGTCCCCATATCTACGTTTACCAGAAAAACTAAATGTAAGGCCCTTACCGGTAACCGCCCTACGTGTCCACCCGCTCTGATCCATTGGCGTCCACTCTTCCGTGTTTGCATCAATAGATGGACTAAACGTCTCCAGATCTTTGACTATAGCCATATCCTCGGGTAACTCGGTACGCCCTTTTATGTTGATTTTGAACTTATTATTATGAACCGGAAACACACCCGTTCCAGCGGCAAAAAGCTGAATGTTAATATTTTTAAGCACTTGTCACTACCTCCTTTTCATAAAAGATCACTGTTTCAATTACATACTCAAATATGTTGTTATCATCTGTACCCACACTTACGGGCTCAGATGTACGCATATTAAACTGTATAACTCTTTTACCGCCTATTTCGGCTGATTGACCAAACATACAGTTGTATACCTCTTGTGCCTTTTGCTCGGCTATATCGGCATTCTTGCCCCAGTGTATCAGGATAGAAATAGCTTTAGTCGCATAGCTTGTATTTTCAATTCCTCCAAGGGCAATCATCGGGGGAGGGCCTGCAACATTATAAATCCCTATGCACTGTTCCTTACTACCGTCTATTTTGCCGATGTACCAATTAGGGCAGCTTATTATTTGGGTTTTTAGCCAGTCTTTTACCTCTGCCAGTGTCATCATTTAACCACACCCCCGGTCAGTTTTCTGTAAAGCTTCCTGAATGCATTTTTGGCAAAATTCTTTTTAGGCCCATCAACATAGGTTTGCATCCATTTGCCTTGAGCGTTTGGGTTTTTATCAGTCCTAAAGTCATATTCAGGATGCCAATATAACTTCCGGGCATAAGGTGTATCAAAGCCAATACTTGTTTTTCCCTTCGATATCTGGGAGATATCAACATAAGCACTACGTTCCAGTTCCCCAGTTTCTTTAGGTATTGTTCCAGACAAAGTAACATCAGACTTGACAGCTTCTGTTGTCATTTCTAGGGCTTGTTTCTGTGCATTACTCAACCTGCCTAGTGCTGCATGATTCATTTTTACATTTACCCTTATAGCCATTAAATCAGCTCCAATTCAGTACTAAATACAGACCCATCAGGATTCCTAGGCCGTGTTGTACGGTAAATAGTTTTTTTTGACTCTCCAAGCATTACATACCCAGATATCAAATCATCCGGGTAGATATCACCTTTAAGAATTATTTTTCCAGCCAAAGTAACAAGCCTTCTCTCAGCATCAAGGGCCTGTTTTGTTTTATCATCATAGCAGCATTTTCCGTCAAATATTAATTCCTCTGATATTCCGTTTTCTCCTTGGGTTTCCTGATAGACTTTAACTGGGGTAACCAGTACCCAGTCTGGAAAAGGTAACTTCATACTCACAACCTCCTATCCGTCAAACCGGTAGGTTTAAGTAAGTTCGTTACATCCTCGGAGGTCTTTATTCCTCCGGCCTCTACAGATTTAAAGGACAAGCTTATGCTACCTGCAGAGTAACCTGACACCGGCATATCAAGATAAGGACCGTACTGGTAAACAAAGTCTGCATGTACGCAAACGGCCTTTTTTACCCGTTCTTGCTGGAAGGATGTAAGATTGTCCAAACCCTTACCTACAATCCGATTAAAAGTCATGCTATCTATTTGGTCAGAAGCTTTGTCAAGTTGCCTTGGGAGTTCTGCATCAGGAATAACAGTGCTACCATATGTATTTTTGTAGTACTCTACATCAACATAAGACATAAAATCACGTCCTTACTGTGCATCTTTCTTAGCCTTTTTCAATTCATCTTTCAAGTCTTTGTTTTCCTTAACCAGTTTTGTTAGTTTTTCTTTCAGATCATTGTACTTTTTTAGGTCAACCTTCTTTCCGACCCCTTGTTCAATCACATTTCCATCATCATCTACAATGTCATACCCTTGCCCTACGTAAAAGGCCTTGTTGGTCTCATCTACACTGTAGACCTTATTTCCCTTTGTCGCTTTCATACTAGCCCCTCCTATAATTCCGCCTCAGCATTAATAGCAACGCCACAAGCTTTGTTTTGAATCAAGAATGTATCTGTGTAATATCTGTTCTGATAAACATACTTATCTGCGGTCCTTGAATCAGTTCCAGGAGTGAACACCTTCATGTAAGCATATTTATCCCTTGAAACAACACAGGATGGATGGATAAGTATCATATTGATTTGTTTTGCATCGGCAGCAGGTACACACCCATTAGTAAAATCATACTTAGTTTTTAGTCTGGCACTAGGTACTTTAACAATCGTAACGTCATCTAAGGAATAGACCCTTCTGTCGATATTGCCGTTGTTGGAATTTACATCTATGTTCCTTGTCAGCCCACTGGCATTTTTAAGTAGTTTATTTATTGCCGGAGTGACATATAGGATCCTGCCCTCTGACGGAACTCCTTCGTCATCCATCTTTTCCATTTGTGTATCAAACCAATCCAACACATTTGAAACAGTTAAAGCAGTGTTATCTATCACCGCACCATCTGCTGCATAAGTTTTAGCTTCTGCATAAAGCTTAGAATATCTGTAGGAATCCTTTTCTGGGATGGCCTGTTCTGTTTCGAAAACATTCTGAATATTCGCCATCTCTATAACTAATTTGGTTTCGTCTATATCCATCGGGTCTATGGCGAATTCTACGTCCCTGTCATGTTCAAGCTTTTTGGGTTCCCAGTCGTTGCTTATAGATCCTGTGTTAAAACCCATACCTCCTCTGTTGTGGTCCTTATACCCACTTAGAGTTAACCTTGGCAACTTAATTGTTTGTGCATTAATAAACTTAATGCCTTGATTAGATTGCGTTAATGCATACGACGTTAATTCCCTTGCATACTTTTGTTGTAATTGTCCATCAAATTGTTCAGCATAGCTGTATACTGGCATTCTTCATCTCTCCTTTATTTTGTTGTTGTGTTTCCGAAAATTGAAGCGAGTTGAGTATCTACATCTGCACCCGCCCCTTTACTACCATCAGTACCTACCTTAAATCCAGGTTTTTGGCTACCAGATGGATCTTCCTCTTTAAACAAAAAAGCTTTTGACTCTTTCAAACCTTTAATCTGATCGTCAAGCCCAACAACCTTATCTCCGTCAACAACCAATTTTGATTTATCAAACAAACCGGACACTATACCTTCATCGTGCACCTTTCCATTTATCGCCATCTTTATTGCATTCGTAAGGGTAATGTCCTTCATATCAGCGGCATATTTGTCTGCGGCTTCCTTATTTTCCTGCTGAAGCTTCTCAATTTCTGCTTGTAAGCCAGCTGCATCAACCTTTTTTAAATCCTCAATTTGCTTGTCTCTGGTCGAAACGTCTTTTTCAAGCTGCTTTTTTGTTTCCGCCAAGGCGTTGTATGTGTCCTTGGGTACTGCGTTCTTAGGAAACTCTGTATTTATTTGAGCCATAAGAGCCCCAACATCCAGTTTCCCGTCTTTAATCTGTGCTGCTTCAATCAATTTCTTTAACCATTCCATTTTCATTACCTCCATAGATTTTTTATAGTCGCTCTCCGACTTAGGAGTTGCTTTGTTCTTTATGCTCTACAAACCTGTAAAAAGAGCAAAATAAAAAAGCACCCTCTTTCTTGAAAGTACTTTCGGCAACTTAAGTACTGATATAAGTTTTATCTGCTTACGGAATATACCTTAAACCCAGCCTTGCGATATTCAGCCGCCTTTTCTTGCATCAGCTTCGATGATAAAAAGGTTTCTCTTTTCATTTCGAGCATATCGTTCTTTTCAACTCCATATATCGCGTTGCTGCGTTCTTTCTTATACTTTTCTTTAGCAACCTTTAAAATAGCATCTGCATACTGTCTATCACCTTCATAAATATTCCCATTTATATGGATTAACATATAGCCAACTCCTTATACAACAAAAGCACCTACTGATTTATTCAGCAAATGCTTTCCTTAGTTCCAGGTTTTAATTATTTCTTTTGCTTGTTCTTCTGTAATCTCATCATAAAATGTGTCTTCACCAATGTAAATACAGCATTGCTCTGGGGCCGACTCCCATAATCTTTTCTGTGGTATAAACCGCTGAAATTGATCGTCTATTCTTCGATACAGACGTGAAGCAGTTCCCTTTGTCCCATCATAATCATATGCAAAATAAAAATCTTCTCCCATAGCTTTACCTCCTTGGTTTGATTGTCTCAATGCCTTGTGGTCGTGTAAGTTTAGCTGACAGCTTGAACATCTCGGTGATGATCTCTGCTTTTCTCTGAGGCAGAATACTATCGTCACGGGCTTCTTCGTATAACTTGTGGAGTTCGCCGTCTTTCAAAGCAAAACTCTCAGGTGTATGAAATTGAACTTCAAATTTCTGTCCTTGTGGACTCATATAGCAACAATTAACACCGTTATAGGGATTCCGCTTATCCATCCAAAAATTTTTAACCTTTACTTCAGAATATCCTTTCCCTAACAGATTACCCTTTACCTGCCTATAAGATTCCACCAGTCTTTCTGGGTTGTCTTGATAAGTATATCTGATAACGTCGTTAGTGGAAGCGATGGTATCAGTAATTACCTTTGTATCCAAGCTATGTAGACTATCCGTATTGACCTTACGCAAAAAGGACTCTTTAGTCTTCACCCTATATTCCAACCCTACCATATTTACGCCAGTTATTTCTGATACCTCTTTCAAATCATTTGTTATGGCAGGTTCGTTCTCAATAATTTTATTATAGGCATTAAGCTTCCGGTAATCAGCCTTAATAACGGCCCATTTATCACTTTCATTATACTTGAGATACTGAAAATCTTCCAGTGAATTTGGTACTCTATTTCCAAGAATTTGTTTGTATCTTGAAAACTGCTTCTTGTCCCTGGCACCATTTATCTGGTTAACACTCCGAATATCCGTTTGCACTTTACTCGGATCTCTTCTAAGATATGTATTATCCTTTAAGTGCTGCCTTAAAGCTCCTTGCCATTCCTGAACCTTAGCTCCGTACTTCGCTTGATTCTGAGGGTCAACACTTCCTTCTTCCAACCTTTTATACTTTCTTATTTTTCGTTCAATACCTCTCTGTTTCTGTTCGGCTTGATACCTCTCGACTGCCTTTTCATCATTAACAGGAGGTTTTGGTAATTCTGTTATACCCTCGAAGTAAATAGCCCTGCTGTGCCGACAATTCGGATGAAACAACCCCTCATCTATGGCAGTTGATAGGAGAGTATGTACCCCATCAGGCTTACCGGATGAATAAACGTCATCAATCAGGATCTTACCCTGCCAAGGCAGACATAGTTCGCAGGTATTCCCATGGGCTGTTATGACTACAAGGTGCATATCCCACTCATCCATTTTTGAACCCTCGCCGAGCATGGTAGCTCTATGGCTTGCAGTCCTTAACGCCATTTCTGCCCAAGAGGCTACATTGACCATTTTACCGTCTTTGTACTGGATACAATTAATACCTTGTTCAAGGAAGTCCTTAGTAGCCATGTCTATTGCTTGGTCAAGAGTAGTAGCACCACTACCCATATATACCTGAGCTTTATATATTGTTTGTCGATAAACATCGTCCATTTTTCTAAGTACTGCATTTTGAGCTTTTCCCATGTCTTTTTTGACTGCTTTTTGTAGGGCTTTAAGCTTCTTCCTATTTACCGAAAAAAATGTGTCTGTTCCGGTTGCTTTGGGTAGCTTTGCAGCTTCTTCGATTATCGTCTCTGCTTCTCTTAACGCTGCTATTTCATCAGGTGTATATTTTTTTAAGTTGTCAGTATCTATGCCACTATCTGGGGTATCAATAACAAAGTTTTTTATTTCACTTATAGTTTTCTCAACATTGTTTTCACCCTTTCTGAAACTTGATTTCAGTGTTTCGTCTATCAATGACATTATTTCATCACTATAGCCCCCTATAATTTTCTTATTTGTCTGCCGGTATTTGTTAAGTTCACGAAGCTTTCCGAGCTGCCACTGTTCCCATTGAAATCCTTCTTTTAACTGTTCACCTTGGTGCCGAAGAAATGTTCTTTTTTGTGATCTGATAAGGTCCAGAGCCATATCATCAAATATTTTTCGGATATCATACTTCTCCGTCGCCATCTATCTCACCATCCTGCCCTGCTACACTTGGTTCATCAAATGCCGGTGCCTGTTCAGACTTTAATCTGGCTACTTCCTTAGCCTTATCTTCATCAGTCCAGGTATCTCCATACAATTCTTCCACACATCTCTCGAGAGACATTATTCCGTATGACTTTGCCTTACCCACAGTCTCAACCACAGTGTCAAACGACGGACTTGCATATTCTCCGAAAGCCACGCTTGCTTCGTATTCACCAGCGGTATGCTCTTGCATTAAGTCGTACACTTTCAGTACTATAGCAACCAACTGAGGTATAACTTCGTTCAAGGCATCAATTATTTTGCCCCTAGTGTACAGTGTGGCTTTTTCCTTTTCTCGTTGTGCCTCCGCATTGTCCGTTTTTTTAAGGTCTATCCCTAGTGTGCTGGGACTTATAATGCCCTGTAAACACACATCAAGGATAGATGCATAACTGGCAACAAATGCTTCGAACATGATCTGAGGTTGTACTGTAGATATTTGAGTTTTCGCATCCTCCGCCAAGCTACTACCAATTTTAATAAACTGATTATCAAACGCATTTGGCTTTAGTAGTTCTCCTGTGTTCGGGTTCTTTGGTATTAAGTCTTCCGGAATGTATTTCTGAACCCTGCCTGATCTGATGGCATCAATCCACTGTGATATAACCTCATCCAAAGCGTCAAAGTCGTCTGACTTACCACCATCAAATAAACTCTTACCTCTACCCTGCCATTTAGGCGATTTAAAGAACATCAGCGGCACAGCCATTATAAAGTCACCTGTGTATGTAATATCTTTTAAAGCAGCTGTTTCAGGCACCATAGTCAGTGCAACTTCTTTTCCGTAAGAATCAAAAAGCTTATACCGGATATACCCTTTACCATATGTCTCTGCAAGCCTATATTCCTTTGCCTTGACTGCATAATCAGTGTAAAATATTACTTCCTGCAGACGACCTCGCATGTATGTGTAGTCAACACGCTCACCGCTGTAAAACTCAATTAGCGGGTACTGTGAAACGTCTGTATCAATTGTTATCTTAAAAGCTCCGTCACCCTCGACAAGCGTTTCAGTTATTGCCTCGCCCAGAAGCTTGTTTGCCTTATTGTCCTTACTTATCTCATCCCACAGGTCTGTTTCAGCCTGGTTCTTAAGCTCTATCCCGTCCAAGTCCGCAATGACTATATCAGATAGGCGGTCAGCAATCATAGAAGGTAATCCGGAATGTATCTTCCTTATGCCCAACCCTACACTCGGTACTGCAGCCCAGAAACGACCTTTGCTTACTGAATCGAAAGCTGTCTGTTTAAAGAACTGCTCCAGTTCCGAGGGTTCACCTCGGTACCACAGCCTATTACGCAGGGCATTTGTCTCGAATGAAAAAGGCTCTCTAACGGTTATATTCCTGTTTTCCAGTGCCGGTTGAATCTTTAGTATTTTTATAGCTGCCTTTGTCACCATATCTCTTATCCACCCCATCCTTTATGCCTCCTTGTAATCACCTATCTTTGTTTTAAACGGTATCCATGCATATTGACTTGCATTAATCGTGTGATCGTTTGCATCCTCAGGCTCATACTTATCTTCCTTCCAGCTATAACTCTCTAACTCTCCGATATGATTTTTACAGGTCTCGACAACTTCGTAAAACACGCTACCGTTACAGTTAATCCATCCAAGCTGTAAATGTATACGGTCGATAATGGTTATCTTTTTGTATGCGTTCAGGAAGTTGTACAAACAAGCATGTTCACGCTTATATTTATTAAGCTCTGTAATAGTTGCTTGGTCAGCACTATCAACAAAAGTGTCTCTTGCGAATCCCCAGACCTTTCTATTTTTCTCCAGAAACTTAAAAAACCTCGGAGCAATGTCCGAAGGTGCCAGAGGTATATCAAGGTTAGCATTGTTGTAAACTTCTTCATCAAGCACTACAACTTTTCGCTTGTCTGTTATCCCTATGTAAATAAAGGCAAAGGTATCCGGGCTTTCTTGAGAGTATGATGTATCAAGACCTGCTGAAAAGTAGATGAATTTATATTTCTTAGCCTGTTCCCTTGTGATAACATTTTTTCCCCGTGTAAAGTTGCCAAATATAAGCCCTGTTGCCCTGCCGCGTAATCCCTGTATTTTGTTCTTATATAGCTTTGTACCTTTCGGTACATTCATGATAATCTGGTCAATCTTTTCTTTACTCAATCCAAGGTTATGTATAAAAGAAAAGAACCAATGTACCCAACCGGGTTTTGGTTCTTCCTTAAGCATACTATTTATTTCAGGCGGTGCGTCATTTTTATATTCTGGCAACGGTCGGCTGCAGTTTATGTATTCTTTATACACTGGCAGGTTCGGATCGTCGGGATTAAGTGTCGCCATTACATAATCAGCACGCATAAATGATTCCCTTACGAAATCTATATCAGCTGTGTTAATTTCGTCTATATAAAGGCATCCATACTGACCCCCAAGAGCCTTTTGCCATTTCTTTTTATCACCATATCCCATTACATAAATAATTTTATCACCTTTGCTAGTATGGTAGAGGATATGGGGTATCTTTTCGTCTTTAGTTCCGTTCCCGTTGTACTCTGTAAGTACTCCAAAGTCGTCTATAATACCAAGGTCCTTGTTTATTATATTCTTTTCAGCAGTACCGGTATCTTTTGCGGCTATGATGTGATATTTCTTTTTGCTCTCAGCTACCAGCAGCATGAATTTAAATATGCCTACAGTGGTTTTACCTGCTGCTGTTGTACCCTCCAAGAATTCAACCGGTGCAGAATGCCTTATAAATGCTTTGTACTTATCGGATAGTATTAAATTCTCTTGACTCAATGCTACCCACCCCGCATTTGCTCTATTACACTGTCAAGCTTACTCTTTTCTTTGTCAAGTACTGATATCTCCACCTTGTCCTTAAACATTCCTAAATGCTTACCTAGAAGCTCTAAAGACTTAACCTTGTCATTCATTCTAACTTCTCGCTCTGTTGTCTCTCCGGTATCACTGAACGATTTCTTTACCTTCACAGAGAGTATCGCTGCTGTATCATCCTTTTTAGCTGTACTGCTTACGGTCGCATTATCAAAATCCATGACATCAGCTGGGTTTACAAATGCTATTTTTGCTAATTCATTTACCACCCTATCCTGACTAATACCCAAACGTCGTGACCGTTCAGCAAGGGCCTCGTCTATACGCGTGCGAATACTAGGTTTCGTTAAGTTCTCGGCTCCAATTTCATTTGCTGTCTTTGTACTATATCCTGCTCTAATTGCAGCCTGAGTAGCATTTAGGTCTATCAGGTATTCCTGTATAAACATTTCTTGTTTTGCAGTTAATTTAGCCATTCAGGCTCACATCCTTTCTTAACGCATTAAAAAAAGAGCCCGAAGGCTCAAGTTTAAAATAGTATTCTTTCCAATTTCTGTCTTTTAACATTTAAAAGTCTCAACTTCTTTTCAAGGGCATCCAACTGTGAATAAAATTCACTGTTTAAATTAGTGTATTCATCGCCACTTGCATTTTCAATATCAAGCATTAATTGCTTTTTAGCATTATTAAATTTTAAATCATGAATTTCTGTTTCTACCTCACTAATTTCTGCGTCAAACTCACTAAATAAACTAGTCCTCGCTTCTTCAAATATTACTTTTTCTTCTTGTTTCATGCCTTCTCTTACCCCCCTTTCTATTTCCATAATTCTCCATTAAAAGGGGATATTCCTGCAAAACAGCAGCAAAAAGGAGAGTATATTTCACCCCTCCCTGCTTTTGTCTTTTGTCTTTTGTATAAGTCCCTTGAATATATAATTTTTGATAATACGATAATACATGATTTGTTAGCGACAATCACCGACAACTTTTATACCACTTCTCTAACCTTCTTTCAATGGTTCTGCTTGTCCACCCCAAATATTCTCCTATCTCCTCAGAGCTTAGCCCGTCTATGTATTTGTACTGTAGAATCTGCCGTATTTCGCTATCATCTATACCAAGTATATAATCATATGCCTTATTAATTCTGCAGTTAAGCTCATAGTACTTATCACTTATCTTTTTGCCTATTTCATTTCGTTTTTGTATGCACTTATCTGACATTTGCTCCAAGCCAACCAGATTGAAAGACCTCGCTGAATATGGATACTCCGACATACTACCCCGAACCTTGTCCGATACAACGGTTTCATCATCACCATAATTGAGTTCCTGAAGCTTTTGGCTAAGCTGCTTTACTTCTTTTTTTAACTTTAATATTTCGTTTAGTTCTGCTTTTTTCATAGGCACCTCCAGTGCAATGTGAGTATTATTTGAGTTTTGCATTATCCTCTCTTCTCAAATACTCTCCCGCATCTGTTACACTTCCACATTGTCCGATAAACATTCTCTGTATCATGAGTTTCACAGTCTGGACATTCTTTATTCATCTGACTCACTCCTTTGCCATTCTTCAACAACATGTTCACTGATATCATCTATGTAAAAGAATCCTGGATGGTTTTTAGTTTCATCTAACCATTTCGTTAAGGCTTCATTGAGCAATTCCTCAAGGCGGTCTGTCTCTTCTTTAGGCACACAATCCAAATAATCGTTCGCTACTTCCCCGCAGTTATCCATTGCATTCTCGGCTATTTGTTCTATCGCCCAATCAGCATCTAAACTTGGAGTAAAAGTAATAATCTGCCCTACCTGATAACTGTCTTCACCACGTTTAATAGCTTCAATCCTTCCCATGCCTATTGCTTCCTCTTTGGTATCAAAGTATTCTTCCTCGTTCCAGATTTCTTTTCCCCCGAAATTATACATCCATAGTCCATTATTCCAATTATCATGTTTCATAAAATCCTCGCTTTCCGGCCTCTGGCCTATTATGATAAGATCAACTCAACTCTTCAATTGCAATGAATATCCCAGGTACTTCCGCCCAAAACTTTTCAACTATCTCTGAGGCAACCAGTGCATCGTCTTTCCAGAATCTTAAGTCAGTCATTACATCCTTTAGAAGTTTCTGCAGGTTATCTGTATCAGGCTTACTTGTCTTGTATTCACCGTTTTTATGTTTGCCTGTAACAGGGAAGCACCACTTTACCATTAACCTTACAGGTCCTGTGTATGGCTTATCAGGTACATATTTTGCTAGGTGTGCCTGTAATTTTGCTCTTGCAGCTTTAAGTTTGTCTGGTTCGTAAAATACCGGCTTGCCATTAACAACCTTCACTTGCTTTTCCTGATGAGTCACAGTAGGAACTTTTTTCATCGGCAAGAAGAATTCTGTTTTTACAGGGAACATTTCTCTGCACTCTTTTAATCCATCACACTGGGAGCATTCTTCCTCCCAGTAATCAAGCTGATGTTTACAATTCGGAATACCATTTTTGCTCATATGTACACCTCAACTATAACCGGATCATCTTTTTCAGAGGGAGGAATACAGGTCATGTTCTTAGGTACCAATCTTCTTATATTCTCGAGTGTGTCAGCCACAACAACAAATCTTGTAGGTTTGTTATTTATATCCCATAGCCTCGCTATATATTTGTCGGGGTAATCCTTCGGCTTTTTATATACTGTGATAATTGGCACGGTTGACATAGTATTTAATTTAATTCCAACAAACGTGTCCAAAATCATGTCTGCTTTGTTTTGCATTTTATCACCTTCCATTTATTTACATTTAACTTTCTGAGATAAAATTCTTTTGTCAAAGGATAGGGGAAGAAGTACGTCGTGCGAAAGCTAACGCACGACTTCTTTCCCCTTTTGACCGTGAGGGAAAAACGGAATATATATATACGTAGTATATATAGTTTTTTCTTCCCTAGGGAAAATCTCGATTTTTACCGACTTTTTCCCTGCTGAATTTTTGAGGGAAATTCTCGAGGTTTTTTATTTTCCTAAATGAGGGAAATTTACGATAAAATCGACTTTTTCTCTTTTAGGGAAATTCTCGAAGTTTACCGACTTTTTCCCTGCTTAAGAAAATCACTTTTTACCGACTTTTTCCCTGCATTATTTACTCTTTTTACCAATTTCACTACCATCAATCCAATAGCCACCATGCTCTTTTATCCTGTTTCTTATCGACTTGTCAGTAATACCCATGTATTCAGCCATTGCTTGAACTGTCACTGCACCATTCATACTACAAGCCTCAAAAGCTGTTTCCAGAGACATATTCCTTTCTTTTTTCCGGGCTTCGGGTGACTTTTTCTTTGCAAAGTTCTTTTTCCATGGAGGGGCTTCACCCTCTGTCTCAACATCCTTGAGACTTCCAACAGAATCAACTATATGCACCGGATAATTAAACCACAAATTAACTGGAGGAAACTTAGGGAACTCTCTTAACGTGCCTTCTATTCTCCAGGCTGTACGCTGCTGAACGGCTTTTCTAGCTGCTTCAACAGCAATCTGCATGGCTTGATATGTCTCTGCCTTAAGAAGCCGTTTTGAAGCTTCCATCATAGCCTTTTCGCTGCATAAATCATCTTGAGATAGCTCTGCAAGTATGTCTACATTACACATTTTTAGCCAGTCATCACAAACTTTACAAACCGCTTTGTTTTCTTCCTGTTTCAAGAGACTATCTGTCAGATCTAGTTCGATGAGGTCCAGAAGAGCATCAGGGTCACGGGAGAATACTCCTGATCCAGATGCACGATCCATACTTCGCTTACCTCCTTGGCTACCTTTACTGTGATGGTGACAATAGATTACTGCACACCCCAGCTCCGTACATACAAGGTCAAACTGGTTACAGAAATGGGCCATCTGGTCAGCACTGTTTTCATCACCGGTAATAACTTTGTAAATAGGGTCAATGATAATCGCAATATAGTTCTTTTTGGCAGCCCTACGGATGAGCTTAGGAGCCAACTTGTCCATTGGTACTGACTTACCTCTTAAATTCCATATATCAATATTGTCAAGGTTGTTGGCCTGCCATCCCAGTGCTTGGTATACGTCTTTAAATCGGTGCAAACAACTTGCTCTATCAAGTTCAAGATTTACATACATTACTTTGCCCTGGGTACATGACCAATCAAACCATTTTCGCCCCTCTGCAATGGCACAGGTTAACTCTATCAGTGCATATGACTTACCGGCCTTAGAAGGACCTGCAATAAGCATTTTGTGGCCTTGTCTTAGTACTCCGTTTATAAGCGGAGGTGAGAGTTCAGGAAGATTGTCCCATATACCAGTAAGACTTTCTGGATCCGGGAGATCATCGTTAATACTTTCAATCCATTCCTGCCATTCCTTCCAGCTTTCTTTACCTATGTTGGTATCTACAAGAAATTGCTTCTGGCCGTTTCTCTCAATGCCTGGCATTCTGGAAAGTCTGGAGGGGTTTTTATTCTGAGTGTCAATCTTTAGCCCATTTTTACGGCAGACGTTGTATAAGTAATCTACACGTTTTCTATATTCTTCATAGCTCCCTGCCTCTATTTTTACAATCGCATGAAGGCTTTTACCTCCGCTATGGACCAAACAAGCAACAGGAAGTTCCAACTCCCGGATGATTGCGTTCTGCTTCTCTATTTCGGTGTCATCGGATTCAACAAGGGCATACCGGTAATCTGTAACATTTTCATTCTTAATTCCTTTTCCATCAAGGGGATTGAAACGGATCCATGCACCAGCCTCATTCTTATAGTCTCCTATAACACTTCCAATATCACCATTACACTTGTTTAGTTGCTGTATAAGTTCCCCTGCGGTACGATCCCAGGCTCCTTTTGTGGGAAGGTACTTCTGTTTTTCTTCGTTGAACCAACTTTCAGTAACATAACCGACGTTCTCTGATGCCTCAAAGAGTATTTCAAGATAACTAACCAGTTGGCCTACTGGGTCCCATGCTTCAGGCTCGATTACTTCTTTTCCTTCAAGCCAGCCCTTGTTTATAACTACTAGATCATCCTTGCTCCCTATAGAATCTTCCCAGTTAAGTTCATGCCCGGATTCATTCCTTTTAGGAAGCCATCCGTTATCTTTAGCCATCTGTACAATAGTGCCTGCAGTAACGGGGCTTGAGGTACCTCGGAATGTATCCCACTTTTTGAAACATTCTCCTGAATGATATCGTTTAGTATCCTGCCTACTCCATGTATCCCAGTCAGCTGCTGTGTATCCATCTTCTTTTAGTGCCATCCCTACGCTGAGCCATTCCTGGTAGTCGAGTGAAGCAGGGTGTATGTATTGTAATAATTCACGCAAATCATGCTTGTTATTGTCCATAGCTAAAGTTCCTCCCTTAAGCCCTGTATAAATTTCTTAAAACAGCCCATTTTCTTTGGTGTTGCTTCTTTCTGGCTTTCTTACATGAATCACAAATATCTGAAATTTGGCGGCTAAAGAAAGTAGCTCCGCATCGTTTACAGTATTGAGGCCTAATTCTTAGAAACTCAGTACACTCGTCACAGTTTCCCTGGCCAGCTGTGCATCCTCTTATGTCATGCCAATTCATACACATATCTTTTTGCCAGTAACCGTCAAAATTAAGCTGATTTCTACGAATAAGTAGTAGTTCTAACAGTCTGGTTAAATCATTCTTTACCGGAGATTTACGTTTGCTATCAAAAACAGTCAATTCAGGTCTGCCAGTTCCCCAAGGACCATCACCAAGCATGACTCGTACCTTGTCTGCATTTTCGGTGCGATAGAAGTCGTAAACTCTTCCACGAACCGCCTTTTCCGATTTTCCAAGAGTTTCTCCTATAGCTCCATAGCTATATCCGGCACGTATCATATCAGCAAGAGTCTGAAAATGCCATTCTTCCCATGATTTATGATTGTCTGCTTTTACAGGGCGCTCTTTTAAGCCGAGGTCACATATTCGTCGCTGGATTGCACCAGCAGAACGTCCTAACATCTTTGAGAGTTCAGCATATCCATACTTAAATTGCTTGAGGTAGTCTTTCAGTAGGCCGTCCTCATGAGGTGTCCACGGACTTTTTCGGTAGTTGGCATTTGATATAAAGTCCCGTCGCCGCTGTTCGGCCAACCAATGAGGCTCCTTGCCTAGTATCATAGGCTCCATTTTTGAGAAGTCTATAAAACTCCGATTTTTCTCTGCCCATTTCCAAAACTCGTCTATGTAGACAACCCGCCAGGTACTTTGGCTATTCCGCTTGTTGTGGACCGGAAGGCCTCTGTTTTCTACCCAGCTTTTCATCTTGTATGAATAACTGGTATCGGAGCCTGTTACCGCTTGGATGAGCTGATTTAGGGTGATGTACTCTCCACTATCAAGGAAGGGCGGGAGTCCCAGGCGCTGCACTCGTATTAGTATCGCACTTTTTGTACGATTAAGCTGCTTGCACAGGCCTGGTACCGGTATATGCCCCCAATTATCAGAGAGGTAAGTTTCATCTTCCTTTGTCCACTTACGCCCCATACCCATTTACTTCTCAGCCTCGCTGTTCTCAAATAGTTCATGAGTGCCGTCCCGCATGGACTTTTCTTCGTCTGACATTTCATATCCGAGTTTTTCAAGGAGATTATACACAGTGTTTAAAGTGCCATTATCCATATACTGGTTATTCCAACCATAATAAGTCTCACGCTCTTTATCAAGTGCTAAATAGGTTGCAATAAGCAGGTTACGTTCTGGCTGAGTGGAGACATGTTCGGATATAGTTGCAAAGTATAAGTCTTTTTCATCATTTTCATCATCATTTTCCATACCGATGATTTCTGAAAACTCTTCATAATCAAGATAGTTGTAATCATCCAGCATAGCCCATAGTGAATATTGAATTATTGTACCTATATTCTTTTTTGCTTTGGCATTAGAAATGTCCAATACAAAAGCACGTCTTAGCTGATATGCACGTTTTGATATTTCATCCAGAGCAGCCCGTTGCTCGCTGATCCTTTTTTGTTTTTCTTCATAAGCTGAATTGTCAGAAGTCGATCTGCTATTGTTCTCTGACTTTTTATATAAGGTGATACTGCCATACTCCGATACAAAGAAGAAATATTCCACAGTATCAGCATCTGTAGGTTTAGTAATCTCAGGCTTTTGTGATAAATTATAGTAGGCATTGACTTGCTGTAAGCCGTTACTGTTTTTTACCTGCGTTGCAAATTTATTCAGTTCCGCAACCCACAAAGCCTTATTCTTTTCTCTCTTCTCTTTGTCAATGGCAGCCTGAAGCTCATATTTAAAATTAGAGGTACCTATTTTATCAAGTACGTTATTTCTAAGTTTTATGTCCTGAATCTTATCTAGTTCCATGTAGTCCATCAATGTTCCGCCACGTTCTACTGACTTCTTAAATTTGTCACTGTCAAATTCCAGAAGCTTTACTCTGCGTCGTACTGTCGTTTCTGATAATCCTGTCTTTTCAGAGATATCATTAAGAGACTCGCCCAGGTCAAGCATCATTTGAAAGCCCTGTGCCTGTTCATATATTGTAAGATCATTACGCTGCATATTTTCAAGAAGCATTGTTGCAAGCTGAGTTTTATAGTCCATATCAGAAATTACACAAGGTAATTCTTCAAGTCCTGCAAGCTTAGCAGCTGCTAAACGACGATTTCCTATAACAACGAAATATCCCATTTCTTCCTGCTGTTTTGGGTCATCTGCTCCAACTCCTGTTTCAAAACAGAACCATGGAACAACCGTTAAATTTTGAAAAACTCCGTAAGTCTTAATGCTCTCTGCAAGCTCAGTCAAATCTCCAAGCTCTTTTCGTGGGTTTTTGGGATGATTTTTTAACTTATTTATATTAATGTTTTGTATCATACCTTTTACTCCTTTCAACGATTAAATCTCCCAACCAAGTGGTTGTTCTATCTGTGTCGGTTTGTACTCCGATGGATTTATTTCGTTAGGTACTCTCCAGCCATTAGCAGCTATTCGGTCAATAAGACTCTTTGCTCCTTCAAATTGCCAGGTACCAACATGCTGAAATCCTCGTCCCTCCAAAAACCTTATCTGTTTTGGAGTTGTTAATCCCTCATTTCTACGTTTATCAAGTCTTTCAAGTAGCTTTGTTGCTTTACCAGCACTTTCAATTTCATCCGGGAATATACCGAGTTTCTCAAGAGTCTTTATTTGTTTGTCAGAAGGTGGTCCCATTTCCCAACCAAATGCCGGTACATAGCTAGCAAGGTCTTCAGCCTGAATACTCATTTCAAACTGTAGCGGATCCACAAGTTTACGTTTACGGTTTTTCATCTCGGCCAGTTTCTTTGCAAGAGCTTCCTCTCTTTGAGCAACTACATCGTCTGCTGCCTGCTTTTCAGCTGCTTCTATATCAACCGGGCATCCAGCAGCCTCAATATTTTCTGTCATCTTCTTTGCTACTTCTTCTGATTCACATATTAATGCAGCTGGATGACATAGTTCATGACGCTCAGTGTGCCATAAAAAATCTAGCAATAGTAAGTGGTCTTTTCCAGAATGTAGTCGGGTACCGCGCCCCACCATCTGAACATAAAGGCTTCTGATTTTCGTAGGTCGGAGGACCACAATACAGTCAACGCTGGGACAGTCCCAACCTTCAGTAAGCAACATAGAGTTACAAATGACATTGTATTTTCCAGAATCGAAATCAGCTAAAACCTGTTCTCTATCTTGACTATTTCCATTAACCTCAGCAGCCCTGAAGCCTTTTTTATTGAGTATGTCTTTAAACTTTTGACTGGTTTTGATAAGAGGTAGGAATACAACAGTTTTATGGTCCGTACAGCATTTTAGCATTTCATCTGCTATACTTTCGAGATATGGTTCCAGTGCGTTGCCCAGGTCACCGTTTTTAAAATCTCCAGCCTGAACACTGACCCCTGATAAATCTAATTTTAACGGAATAGTTTGAGCTTTTATCGGGCAGAGAAAGCCCTCCTTTATAGCTCTTGGAAGTGTATATTCATAAGCCAGTGATTCAAAAAACTGTCCTAAATTACGCATATCTCCCCGGTCAGGTGTTGCTGTTACTCCTAAAACTTTTGCTTCGTTAAAATGGCTTAAAACTCTTTGATAACCGTCAGACAGACAATGATGTGCTTCGTCAATTATGATAGTGTTAAAATAATCTTTTGGAAACTGATTGAGTCGCTTCTCTCTCATAAGAGATTGAACAGAACCTACTACTACTCTAAACCAACTACCGATACAGGATTCTTCAGCTTTCTCAGTGGCACAACCTAGATTTGTAGCTTTTTTTAATTTATCTGCTGCCTGGTCAAGGAGTTCTCCACGGTGAGCAAGTATTAACACCCGCTCACCATTTCTAACACATTCTTCAGTAATTTTGGAGAATACTATGGTTTTACCTCCACCAGTAACAAGAACCAAAAGAGTTTTTAGAATGCCTTTGCCCCATTCATTAAGTACCGCTTGTTTCGCTTCTTGCTGATATGGTCTCAGTTCCATAAACTAAAACCTCCCTGCCTCAAATGTCTTTTGAGCCGCAGGTTGAGAAATGCTACCTGGAACCTTATCGGTTTCAGGATCATAAAACCTTTTTATATCATTTGAGGTCATCTCACGTCCATCATCAGTTTTCCATGTTCTAATGCCCACCTTACACCGGCCTTTTGAGCCAACTACTGCATTCCAATTCATTGTGGCACGTTCACCTTTTTTTCTCTGACCAATTGCTGTAAAGAATGCACATAGCATACCTTCAGTTTTTGTATGAAGAAATAGATTATGTTTGATTGTAGTAACACCTTCTGGTGCTTCAATTCTAATATGTATTACTGCTTTGTTGCAGGCTGGTAACTTCTCACTTCCGTTATGCCTTGCTCTCTCAAATTCTGTTACAACAAAGTCGTAATCTCCTTCCGGAAGTGTAATAAAATCCGGACTATCATTTTCGATTACTTCATTCCATCCAAGTTCACGTTCATTATTCATATTCTTCATATCTCCTTTTTATATTTTAGAATGGTGCTTCTTCGCCACTCCTTAGTAGTTCAATTACATTAAAAACTTGTGGCCATGCTGCGATAAGTACACCTGACACAAATTCATCCGGGTATGCTTGAAATGGTGTATCTGCAGGAAAATATCCTTTATAAGACACTGCCCCCTGAATTTCCTTAAGTGTTACTTGTTTTTCTTTCATCAGTGATGCCAGTGCTTTTGGAATACCTGAGAGATCTTCATCTGTTTTTATTTCAGTTGCTTGTTTAACTGGCGGCGTTTGCTGGGCTAAGTCGGTTTGTAACTGCTGCTGAGTTGGTTCGTTTACCGGCTTATTCTGTGAAACTGCAGGTGAAGGAACACTCTGTTGCTGTACTGGTTGAGTTGTGGCAGTGGAAGGGTAAGGTGACTCTACAGGCTGAACTTTTGTTTTGTATTCTACAGGGGCTGCTGAACCCTTTACAGGTATAAATTGAGCTATAACTGAATAGTCGAAATCAACATCAGGAGGCAGGTTGTATCTGTTCTTTGCATCCCAGCAAGGATGATGACTGGTATACATTACCCTTCTACCACCTTGTGGTTTGTTCTTACCTTTTGCTGTTCCCTGTCCGTCGACATTTACAACGTAGGTCTGGTAGTTAACGAATAGCACTGCATCTGCCCATTCTTTCAATAGTGGGGCAGTTTTCTTCTGCAACTTCATTTCCCAACGGTCATAAGCTCCCATTTCATCTGGTTGCTCAAACTTTCTCATTTGTGCATGTGCCGTAAATACTACATTCACTCCCATATTCACAATTTCTTCTAGGGTATTCAGTAGTTTGCCAAAATCTTCAGCTAGGTAGACATATCCCTTGCCATAACCAAAATCTTCAATTCCTGCTTTCTGTGACTTTGCACATAAATCTTCGGAGCATAATTTCTCAGCCCAATCAGCTGTATCAATTACTAAAGTGTTGCATACTTCCGGATGAACGTATACATAATTAACATCATCTAATAGCATTTGCCAACTGTACGGTTTTGGCAGTCTTGCAACATCCATGTGCTTTGTACTACCTTCTGTATCTATAAAAAGGGCTCCTGGAAACATAGCAGCAAAGGTAGATTTCCCTATCCCCTCGGGTCCGTAAACAACTATCTTTTGAGCACTTTTAATCACGCCTCTGGCTATTTCCATTAAAATTCACCTGCTTTCCATTTCTGACTGTTATCAATAATAGACTCTCTTGGTTTTTCACTTTCAGAATATCCGTCTTCTATAATAATGCTGCATTCTTCCCCGGTACTTACACGTGTTGCTATTACTTGTAATCCTTCTTGTTCAAGCCACTGGCCAAACTCCTTGAGCGTGTCGAGGTCCATTTGCTCAAGCTTGTCCATAAGAACGAATCCGCATTTCGGATTGAGTTTGCGGACAATGGCCGTTGAAACCTTAAGTTGTTCGGATCCTGACATACAATCCCACTTTTTGTCGTTGTATGTAAGTTCCCCATCCACAACGGACAGCCCGGGAAGCGGTAAGTTAGCATTTTTAAGTAGGTCAATCTTAGATCGCCTTATATTCTCGATCTGAGTTGACAGAGCGTTATATTGGTTTTTGTACTGCAGAGCATCTTCCTCAGCTTTGTCCTTGTCAAGATTTGCACGGACTTTTCTGTTAATCTGTTCAATGTTGGCTATATTCTGCTCAAGTTCAGCAGTGGATTCATCGTACAGGTCTAAAGCTGATTTTTCAGCAATTTCTAAGTCTTTACTATTAAGTTCAAGTTTCTGCCGTACTTCCGCCAGTCTTGCAATAAGTTCGTTTTCCTGTTCAATTAATCGTTGCCTCTGATCCTGTATAAATTTAAGATTCTGACGCTTTTTGTTGTTCTCACCGTTCCTGGTCAAAATCTCCTGTTGCTGACGAATCAGTTCTGAAGCTGAAACCAGTTCCTTCGGAGCATCCTTGTAATATGGCTGCTCCTTTGCAAACTTTGCCTTTTGGTCTGCGATTTGCCCTATTGTTAATCTGCGGTTATAAAGCTCTTTTTCCTGCTTGTCCAATTCAGTAAGCTTGTCACCTACTCCGATTATCTTAAGAAGTATTTCAGCCTTTTCCCTGCTACCGGCTTGCACAAACCGGGGAAGGTCCAGGGCCAGTTGCTCAACAAATTCATTTAAGAGTTGCTGACCAGCCTTCTGCCCAGTAGGATCAGTAACCTTCAAGTCGCTGTTTTTACCTTTTCGCTCAACTACCAAACCATTACTGAGAACAATATGTAGAGTGGGAGGTATAACAGATCCTTCTCTTGTAGCACTGGATGGGCGGAATTTTTCCCCGCCAAGTGCCCATGCTATACTGTCAATAACTGATGTTTTACCCTGGCCGTTTTTACCCCCTACTATAGTAAGACCGTTTGAATTAGGCTCAATCTTAACAGCCTTTACACGCTTGACATTTTCAATTTCAAGTTTATTTATTTTGATAGTATCCATTTACAACTTACTCCTTTCGGTATATAATTTTTTTAGGAAATTTATAATAGCGCCTCATTGATGGGCGTTTTCTTTTTTATAATCTAAAACTGTTTTTATAAAACCTACCACGACCAAATAAAGTAATGGTATTAATACCTCGCCTCCACCAGCCGAATATCCTCGTTGGACATTTACAATTCTATTGAGTTTTGGAACTGCAACACAGCAAATAATAAATCCTACTGCCGTTAACACCATTTTTTTAACTTTTGAACACCTTGGGCAAACGTACGGCTTATTAAGTTTTTTATGTACACTTACATTCCAAGGTTGTCCACATTTTGAGCAAGCTGCTTTCATCACTTAGCCCCCTTAAGTTCCTTCATACAATCAGGGCAAATATTCTTACCCTTGTATACGATTACATCTTTGGCATTTCCACAGAATACACACGCTGGCTCATACTTTTTAAGTACAATCGTTTCTTCATCAACAAGGATTTCCAGTGAGTCCTTTTCTTCGATATCCAATGTTCTGCGGAGCTCGATCGGAAGAACCACTCTCCCGAGTTCATCAACTTTTCTTACAATTCCCGTTGCTTTCATACCAATTACCATCCTCTCTTTTAATAAAAATTCTTATCCTACCGGATATTTTATGTACAAAGTGAAGTTCATTAGGCATATTCTTCACTTGTAAATACTGATTTGCCTTGATATCTCGGTCTTGAAGAAACTCTTTCAATCTTACTGTCAGCTTTCGTCCGTGTTTCATAATCTCACCCCACCTTATGTAAGTTTTTGGCCAAACTATAAAAGTAATCAGGATCTCCCTCATAAGCTGTGGGAACAGGTAAATCATATACGCCTTGTGAGCATTCATAATTACCTTCTTCGGAGAACTCATATTTATTTTTAAATGGAGAGTGCATCTTTTCACAGCGTTCACAATACCACCAACCGCACCAAAGCTTTTCTCGATACCACCATCTGCTTATTTTCCATTGAAACCTTTTGAACCACTTTTTTAACATAAATCAATCACCTCCATTTCAGATAAAGTCTAATAAATGCTTCCACCCTTTGAATGATATGTATTCAAGTTATTAGGCTCCTTTTTGACTCTCTAAAGGAATCTGCTTACCCATCCAAGCCCAGAACCTATCTTTGGGAATAAAATATTTATTTCCTACTTTTTCCGACGGAAAGTTCTTGCTTCTAAATAAGTTATAGACCTGATCCTTTCTCCAATTTAATATTTCTTGAACATGCTTTGGATAAAGTATTTCGGGAAAATTAAAATAATTCGACATAATTAACCTCTTTTCATAGGATCTATGATAGTAATTGATCGACAGATGTATCTAAGGCCTTTGCCAATTCTCTGAGTGTTTCTACAGAACCTATCCTTTCACCGTTCTCGATCATAGAAATATGTTGCTGAGAAATACCTGTTCTTGATGCCAGTTCAGATTGTGTCAAGTTTTTGCTCTCTCTTGCTTGCTTCAACTTTTTCATACAGTATCACCTCCCGCGATAATAATATCGCATTACGCGATATTGAACAAGCACAGTATTTCACGATATGTGGTGATTTAACGAAAATAGCTTTAGTAATCTCAATGTATCACGTTTTGCGATGAATAATTATCACATTTCGTGATGGACAATACCACGTATTGTGATATAATACTTAAGAAAGGCGGTGCTAGTATTGACATTAGGAGAGAATATAAGAGAATTAAGAAAGAAAAAAGGCCTAACGATAGAGGCCTTGGCAGATGAATTAAATTCGAGTTATTCTACTATTGGGATGTATGAGTTAGATAAACGCAAACCGGATTATGATATGTTATGTAAGTTCGCAGAATATTTTAATGTTACCGTTGACTATTTACTTGGAGTTAAGAAAAAAAGTATTCTAAGTGCATCTGACTTGTATAAAGAATTTATTGAGCAAAAAGTGCCTATAGAAAAATTAGCAGATAACATAGGCATATCTGCTGATACTCTTTTTAAAATATTAAAATCCGAAGAAGGAGCCACAGAAGCTGATTATTATAGACTCTGTAAATGGTTAGGATATTCTGAAGAAAAAGCTGAAGAGTTTTATTTAAGAAACTCTCCTTTAACAAATAAATCATTTAGATTTACACAAAACCTTGACTTTATTCCTGTTCCTGTTTTAGGTTTAATCCGAGCTGGACAACCAGCTTTTGCTGAAGAGAATAACGAAGGTTATTACCCAACTGATAGACAATTTATTTCGGATGACCATGAATATTTTTACCTTAGAATCAAAGGAGATAGCATGGATAAAGAGTTTAAAGAAGGAAGTCTGGTATTAGTTCAGATACAAAGTACCCTTGAGTCTGGAGAAATTGGAGTTGTTCTCATAAATGGATTTGACGCTACTGTAAAGAAAGTTTTTATTAGAGATAATTTAATTACCCTTATGCCTCAATCAAACAATGAAGATCATCAGCCCCAAACATATGATACTGTAAAGGAGGAAATTAAAATTCTTGGAAAGGTAGTACTTGCTGTAAAGAAATATTAATAAAAGGGAGGGTTTTTATATGCAAAAAAGTAATGATGATACTTCTCAGAAGAAAAAAACTCGTCGTGCCAGAAACGAAGGTTCTGTTCGCTGGATAGAAGAAAAGCAATTATGGCAAGCCCGTTATCCTATTGGTTTAAAAGAAACAATAGATAAAAATGGTAAACCCTGTTGTAAGACTGTTTACAAAAGTATCTACGGAAAAAAGAAAACTGGTCCAGGTGGAGTAATGGCTGAGATGAGAAACGCACTAGCTGCACTCGGAAAAGGAACTTATATTGATCCGTCAGATAAAACACTTATCGTCTGGTGCCAAGAATGGTATGAGACTTACAAAGAGCCCAAGTTAAAAACAAATACGCGTCTTAAATACGAAACCTCAATTACTAGATTAAAACGATATAGTATTGCCGATATGCAGTTAAAGAACCTAAGCCTTGAACTAATTCAAAAAGATTACAACAGAATGGCCAAAGATGGATTAAGCGAAGAAACTATTAAAGCCACCCACAGTCTAGTAAATGGGGCACTAGAAAAAGCCGAAGCTTTAAATAAAATTAATAAGAATCCTGCTCGCCATGTTACTATACCAAGGACTGATGAAGATGACGCTGAAGAAAGTAATACTAAGGCTTTAAACGACACCCAATTAGACGCCTTTCTTTATCAGATCGGTCGACGTAGTAAATATTTTATGTATGCTTTTTTTATGCTTAATACTGGTTTGAGACCCGGTGAAGCTTTGGCTTTAACTCGTTCTGATATTGACTTTACTACTAATAAGATTAAAGTTACAAAAACATATATCGAAAAATTAAAGAAGGTCCAAAACAGTACAAAAACAGCTTCCAGTAGACGCAAGGTACCCATACCAAGCGAAATGATAAGTTTGCTTAAAGAGTATATGTTGCAGCAACCGAAAAAGGAGCCTACCGACCCTTTATTTCAGACAGCCACCGGGAAAAGGCCGTCTCAGGGATATTTGCGTAAACGATTTAAATATGCTGGTGCCTCTGCTGGATGTGAATGGGTAAATCTACACACTATGCGTCACACATTTGCATCCAGATTATTTAAAAAGAAAGTCGATATTAAGGTTATCAGTGAATTATTAGGCCATAAAGATGTTTCAACAACTTATGACATATATGTACATTTCATTGATAATATAGTGGAGGAGTCTGTCCAGGTATTAAATTCGGATATCCCTGAAAATCTTCCAACTAAGAGCAGAAAAGGTGAAAAGAAAGCCAAAAAGGTGATAGATATCAAAAAAGTTAGTAGCCATTAA